CCCCTACCTTCTCCCTGAGACGGCTCTCTATCATGTCAGCCTGTTCCTCTGTTAATGCCGTGTCTTTCTCTGCTGATATGATTCCAAAGGCACCCTGATTCTGTAATGCACCCACGCTTGAATCAAAGGAAGCATTACTCTTTGTGATAAGCCTGAGTGAAGCCCTCAGAGGTGACAGCCCGACAAGGTTCTGTCCGTTGAAATATTCCGGTGTCCAGTATTTCAGGTGAATAATCTGTTCCGCAGGTATGGGAGTTTCCTGATTGAGATATTTGTATCCCTTTATTGGCTCCATACGATCACCGGCCACGGGCCTGATAATCTGTGAGGGTATGTTCCACATCTCTCTTATAGAACCTTTATTCAGCCCCGCCGTCGGCCCTATCATGTGGATATAGCTATTCCCTGTCACAAGCTTAAAGCCAACTACCTGTTCGATGAACTCAGCCCACCCCTGAAGGATATTAGGCTTTAAGAAGATTGCATTCAACTCATGATCAGGGAGCGCAACAAGGGCTTTGGTCTTGATAATTTTCGTATTGAGATTATAGGAATTGGCTGACTTGTAAGAATGTAGGGCTTTGTCGTTCTTGACCTCGTACACCCCCCACGGGATAGCCCCCGCCTTCTGAGCGATGAATGATACAATAGAATAAACAACAGGGTTAAACAGATAACCCTTGTCGATGTATGTCTCAACGTTATCAGGCGGGTATATAGCCCGGCCCTGTACCATCTTCAGCATCTCACTGATGACCTCGCTGCCAATCGACCTGCGAAGATCAGTTATATATGACTTGAAAAGCCTTCTACCTAACGCCTCAATCAAACCCATACCATAAGCTTCTTTCCAAATTTAAACGATATTTCTATGATATTAATACATAGAACTATTTTATTTATCAAATTTTTTTCACCTAAGTACAAATGAAGCCCTCCCTTTTCCCATCAGATCAGTGATAGCATATACCAAAGCATCAATACGTCCGGGCGACTCTTTAGCCTCCCTACTGTCCCATGAAGTCATCTGGTCCTCCAGCTTATCCAACCGGCCCACATGATGAACCTGACCCCGTTCATATAGCCCGACAACAGGCTCGGCCCTTGCAAACTTGTTTTTCTTTGCCACAACATCAATAACCCTCACTGTCTTGTCAATGTTATGGATAACCGCTTTGACCATGTCCCACCCCTGGTTAGTCTCTGCTACTATCCTGTCCCCTTCCCACTTATACAGGTTCCTGATCCCATACGTTGCCCACTGGTTAGGGGACATAATTCCTGAGACATCATCAAGGACGTAAAAATGACCGTCAAAGCCTATCCCTGCCGTTACTATTCCCGCCTCGTCTGAGGACTGCGTTGAAGTACCCGACGGGTCAATAGCCGTTACGATAGTCTTTAGTGCTGGCTTGCCATATTGATCTAAGGGTAACTCTGCCACTCTGTACTTGTCGATAATGTCGTATGTCCACAAAGCCCCTTCAATGTCATCAAGAAACTCACCGAAGCGAAACCTTTTCTGTTGACGGTGCGAGAGGGTGTTTAATACTGATTCGATATAATCTTCCGGAAGGTTCTCTAAGTTATCATCCGGGTTCATCCTCATGTGAGAGTAGTACTTCCCGTCTAATGGTTCATTACTGTCAGGGTTGACGTGCTGAATAAACAGCTTATAAGTCCAGTGCTGAGTTGACGGGGGGTTACAGTCGCAATAGATACGGTTTGTTAGTGCTGTCTTTTGTGCAAGCCTTGTCAATAGTATGGCATAACTGGCATAACTTACCTGCGATGCTTCATTAATAAAAATCGAAGCGTATTCATTACCTAATACCTTTTCTGTCCTGTCCTTGTCGTCAAGACCACCGAGCCATATCTGAGATCCATTAGTAAACTCAATGAACCAATCTGACTTATTCCATGTGGACGGGACACCATTAAAGCACAACTTCATCACTTTCGGAATAGTATCATGCCATAGCGATTGTTTTGCATGGTTGAAAGCGAACCTGACAATGAGGTGTCTTGAACCAGGTTCTTTTAATGCCCTGAGAATGATGTTATGAATGATGATAAACGACTTTCCGGAACGTGAGCCACCGTATAAAAGACAATACTTTGGGCCCTCGCTGAGCAACAAACCGGCCTCTAATTGCTTTTGGGTATACTTCATGCGTTCTTAAATTGTTCGGGAAAGTGTAACTCCACACCACCACTTACGGTGTGGTCCTGTCTGTCTGTCCACTTGAAATTAGACTTCAGATTCATTATCCCCGATGCTTCTTTGATCTTTCCCTTTTTAATGTGCGAAAAACAATTTGCCTCAAGGTTAGATAAAATACGACTATACAAGTCTTCCAACTCCGAGAACTTACTTACCAAATATGTAAATACGTCTCTATAAGTGCCAAGATCACGGGCTATCTCTCCGATGAAGTCATAATCATCCTGAGTTGATAATTCAAGTGCTTTATCAAATAACTCCTGAGCTTCTTTCAAAGTCCAAACTTCAGCATTCTTATTTCCTTTCTTTGCACCCACTTGATTATCAATATATTACTAATTGTGGATAAAAAGCACCTTATCAATCTTCAGCACCCTATAATTATTCTCCTTGCAATACTTAACCACTTCCTCGCAGTATTCCCCGTCTGCCTCAAGTTTGAAACTGTTGAACCCTACTCTTTTTGCTATGTCGGCCCTGACAACAAAGGCTCCCATGTCTATCCCGCATAACTTAGGGCTTGTCTTGAATACGTTATAATCGAAATATGAATGTAGCATATCGCAATATACCATACCCACCGCTTTTGTCATCCCTGTCAGCATCTTGTCAACAAACGTCCGAATGTAGTAGTTGTCATCATTCGTTATGAGTATCGGATCATCGGGGTTGCACTTTATCTTTTCGAGCATCATCTTACGGTTTGGATGCCCCCATTTACCCTTTCTTTCCTTCGACTCACATAGTATTAAACGCTTATCCTGAAATTCTGTTACAATATCTGTTATTTCTTTTGGAGTTGGGCCGTCATGAATGATATATAAGAGCCAGTTAGGATTTGTCTGAACGATGAAAGAGGAAATCATTAACTTTATCTCTTTCGGACGCTGATAAGCTACTGCTATTATCTGAAGGGTTCTCATTTCAATTCCATATCATCAAAACTCCCATCCCGGTTCAATCTCATCAAGTCCCTTGTCTTTTCTTACTTTCCTTGTCCCTGCGGTGTCGTGCCTTATATACTTTGCCGGTACCGATTCCCATGTACATCCCTTCCCTGATGTGTGTCCAAGTCCGGGGAAGCTCTTTATTATTTTTGCTGTCAGCCCTCTTTTATGAATGTCCAGAGCAGCCTTATAAGCCGGCGCGCCATGATGAACATAGGGATGAAACTTAAAATACTCCGACACCTGCAACAAGTGAAAGTAAGGGTGTAGCATCATCATGAAAGGCTGTCCCCTGTGATATGGCTTCGCTCCGTAGTTATGCCCGTCATAGGCTGTCTTTTCCAGATAGCCCACCCCGTAAGTATCTTCTTCCATCATGGCGAGCATCTTCTCAACTGGACTCTCAATAAACTCAATGTCGCTGTCAAAGATTAAAGCATAACGGGTCCTTATAAGCCTTATCCCAAGGTCCATGCCTTTGCCATGCCCTATGTTGTATTTAGCATGATAGACGTTTGTCAGCTTAGAGGCAATATCTACGATGTATTCATAACAAGGATCACTCTCGTCTGAGCCGTCAATTATTATCAACCTCATCTTTGGGTGAAACTTCCTGAATGACTCGTATGCCGTTTTCAGGAGGTCTTTCGTATTATGGCTGACCACTAAAGCCGTTATTAGTTTATCTAACACTACTTATTACAGGATCAAAAATTATACAGTTACGGTCAATATCTTCCAAATCTTCCATTCGTCTTATCCCCTCGTTACCGCCACCCCAACCCCTGTCGGTTTTAAATATCCATTCTGAACGGGATTTCGTGACGTAGTGATTTATCACCGCAAGTTTCCGGGATGAATCAGTAAAGGCATCAGGGAACGGCACGAAGTCTTCATTGACAACAGGACGGGACGATATAGGAAAATGCGGGTGTCTTATGTCTAAACAGTATTTCGCATTTATAATCGTCTTAACGTGACTGTTTCCCCCGTTGATACCCCGAAACGTATCAGGCACTCGCCATAAATAGTTATCCCGTACATTGCCTTCTGGTTTCTCGATATGCCCTGACGTTCCGTAGATCCTCCAATTAAGTCCTAACCCGCCAAACTCTGAATAAGGCTCAATGAGGTCTGCAATATTTGAATGCTGATACATCACAATAAACTCATCTATGTCAATGCGGGCCATCCAATCACAATCGAAGTTTTGCAGGGTTTCAAAATGAGGTATATTTTCAGACCAGACAGTAAACGGACGTGGATTCAGGATTACCGTCACTTTGTCACCCCAAATGTTTTCAAGTGGCGGGTCGCTCATGTTGTCGTAAATAACGATATGCTCAATGCCGATGCCTAAATGATAATTAACCCACTCGTCAAGATATGGCGTTTCGTCTTTGACCTGTGTGGATATGATAACCTTATAGTGCATCAAAGTCCCCTGTTTTCATGTGAACGGCACGATAGTTCTTGCTCGTTTTCATTGATTCGTAAAGTTGTCTGTTCATCTCCCATCGTTTCGCAGTTATGCGTTCAGTGCTCTGCGGGGTGTAATGCCACTGATGAACCACATAAGGAAAAGAGGTTATCTCAACCGTTAATCCTAACGCTTTTACACGCCTCAGAAAGTCATCATCACCGTAAGCCACTCCATAGGCAAAACGCTCATCCATGCCGTTCAGCTTCCTCATGTTCTCTACTGTAATCGCAGAACACCAATCATATCCCCGTGGGAAATACAAGGGATGATTATACCATGCTTCATCACCGTCAAAAGTAGCACCCCTTTTAATGTCTGGAGGGTCGTCACCTCTT